GCCAGATACTGGTCCAGCGTCTCAAGAGTCGCCGGCATGATGTATTCGTTGAAAACCTGCATTTGCGACAGGGACATGAGTTATTTCCTTACGATTGTGGGAGATCAGGGAACCGGCTCGCGATTGCGGCCTGCCGCTCCTCTTTGGTGCCGCCGATTTTTCCTTTTGCGGCCCCGCCGCCATTGCCAGCACCTGAAGCCCCGCCACCAGATGCCTTGCTACCCGCGATTAACGGCGCGAAGGCCGCGTTGTTTGCGAATTCAGCTTTCAGCTCGTCCAGCGTTGACGCTGAGAGCTTGCCCTGCTTGTCGAGTACGACAACAACAGGCTTCCCGTCGCGCTGCTCGACGCTCAGGCGGCGCTCGATGTGCGGCAACAGGGCTTCTGCACTGCCTGGGATTGCCAGGGCAGACGCGATGTCAGTAGCGGTACGGCCGACAGTCAGATCACGGATCTGAGTACTCAGCGTGCCGCGCTCGCTTTCCAGCATGCCGTTCAGCTCAGCTTCGCGGCGGGCGTACTTCTCGGACCAGGACCTTTCGAGCTCTTCGACATTGCCGGACTTGCGGGCCGCCTCTTCGCGCTCGGCGCGGGCTGCGTCCTCAGCTTCGCGACGAGCCTTCTCGGCCGCTTTCTTCTCGCTCAGCAGTTCCTCGACCTTCGACTTTAGGCCGCTCACGTCCTCGGGTTGCGGCAAGCCTTCGATGCCCAGCACGAATTTGCCGTCCTTCTCGACGTACAGCGCTTTTACGGAATCGTCGACGCCTTCGAGGGTGTCCAGTTGGAATTTCAAGGTCATTGCTGTCTCCCAGAGACTTTGGTGCAGGCCCAGCCCGCAGATGTGAAAAACCCCGCACAGGGCGGGGCTTCAGGTGATGCGCGACACGAAATACGGAATACCGTTTCGTGGCGCGGATGAATCAGGCAGGTAATCTGAACCAGAACTGAAAAGCCCCACCGAGCGGCAGGGCTTATCGTTATGGCCGGCTGAGTTTTGCAGCTGTCTCTCTCATCCTGAAAAGGCCTTGAGATAGATGGCCTTCCCAGTAGCCAGTTGTGGTGTTCACCGCGAATTTCAGGCCGTCAGCGCGCTCACCGCAATGCTCAAGCACAAACTTTGCTATTTGAATCTCTGCACCCGCCTGGAGATGGACGCTCGCTCTCTGACCATACTCGAGACGCACAGGAAACTTATCGGGAGAGTGCGGAGCAAGATCTGTTATTTGCACTCGCATTTTACTATGTGGTGAGGTCACGTTCAGACCAGTAGCTGTTACAGGTCGCTTGCCTTCGGAAGTCAGCTCTACGGAAATAAACGGTTCTCCGTAAAATCCTGGACCAACTGGAAAGCTGGCATTGGCCACAACCTTAAGCAATTCAGAATCTTCGCGGCGCTGCTTATCCGCGAGTAGCAAGGTAACCACCACTGCCAGCAACGCACCGATCCCTGACACCCAATCTCCAGCACTTCCCCAGTTCGGCACAAACCGTACCGTCGACTCAGGGTTCATATTTATGCCGGCTGTGAGCCCTAGAAACCCGCAAATAACACATGCGGCGACGCCGCATAGAACCAAAATCCAGTTCATTTCCGCCTCCTAATTTAGAGGCGGGGGTTATACCAACTGGTTTGGAGTGCTGTCACTTAAATGCCAGCGCGCTTGAACATTTCCGGTTCAAGTTCGCGCATGCGGTCCAGGGTGATGGGTTTGAAGTTCTTCCCCAGCTGCAGGGCGGCGAACCTGTCAGCGTCGAGGCCGCCATTCATCAGCAGCTTGGCGCGGTTCGGGCCGATGGCCAGTTCGATAAAGCTCATTGGCTGTGTCTTCAGCCAGGCGTAATACGTGAGGCTCGCCGGCACTTGCCCGCTGACGCTCGCCCGGGTCGCGCCCTTACTGAACATCGCGCTGAACTTGGTCAGCAGGATGAAGCTGGTTCGGCAGTTCGGGTGGAACGGTGGCCGGGGGCCTGAGTCGACCGGGTAGACTTGGTGATCGATCGATCGACAAAACGGCGTCGTTTTGCTGTCGAGGGTGGCAATCAGCTGCACACCGCTGACAAACTCGTCGTTCGCCTTGGCTACCTCATTGCGCGCCTGGCTGGCCACGTGTTGCACCGACGTGCGAACCACCGTCCCGGCGTTGCGTTCGGTTGTGGCAAGGATACCGTCGGAGTAGGCGAGCGCCTTGGTGCCGCGGATCTGCCGGACTATCTCGGCATTGGTCTGGCCTTCGAACCAGCCCTGTCGAATCGCCCCGCTGATCTTCTCGACCTCGGAGCTCGACCAGTCCTTGATGAAGGACTCAAGCAGCTTGCCGCCGCCATTGCCCTTGATGCTGAGCGGGTTTTTGAAGGCTGCGGTCCTGAGTGTCTGGAGCGCCGGAACGGCCGCATCGAGGCTGATACCGACCGGCAGCGTATTGGTCAGCAGCTTGGCCTCAAAGCTGGCCTGCGACTGCGCAATGTCCATCAGGTCGAGCTGCATCTGATCGGTGTAGCGGCTGAGAATTTCAGTCAGGACCGTGTCGACTTCCTTCAGCAGCTTGTCCAGGCGCGCCCGGGTGAAGCTGGTCAGCTCGTCGCCGCTCAGCCTTTCCCGGATGCTCTGGTCGATCTTCACCAGGAAGGGACCGAACTTCTTTGCCTCTCCCGACTTCAGCCGCTCCAGCATGACCATGTTGCGGATGCTGCTATCGAGCTGCTCGATGGTCGTCATCAGTCACCGCCAAGGGCCAGGCCCGCCGGGCTGGACTCCAGTTCGCCCCGGATTTCCTCGTCGGTCTTCTCGGTGTCGATCACACCGCGATCACGCAGGTATTGCCAGAAGTCCGATTCAGGCACGCGACCAGCCTGCACAGCATTGAACAGGGCGGACATGATCGCTGCGTCCAGGCTGACCTGGGTGAAGTCCTGATTTATTTTGTAGATGGTCTCGCCTGAGGCGTTCGAAAACTCAGCCATCCAGGCCAGGCACTGACTGTATGCCTCACTGACGTTGCTCACGATCAGCGACAGGACGCTATGCTCGGCGGCGCTGTCATTATCGGCCTGGGTGGCGGTCTTCACCGCGCTGCCACGCTCGATCAGCCGCGCGCCGAGTGAGACCATGTCCCCTTTCTTGGCGTCCATGGCCTCTTTTACGAGGGTGTTTGGCTCGGGCTGGGCAAACCCGCACGACCCTTCCCTTGGTAGCGTGAGCGGCGCACGGGAGCCAACATAGATGCCATTTTTCTCTAGATGGTCGCGCCATTGTTCATCAAGGCCGGCGATCCAGAACTGAGGCTGACCGGCAAAGTAGGCCGAATCCTCATAGTCCGCGCTGTTGTGATAATGGCCGATGTTGATCTCGGCCATGTCGTACAGCGGGGAGTCGTCTATCGAAGAGTCGTTGTTCTCGCTGCCCAGGAATTGGAACGGGACCACGCGCCACGGCTGGCCGAGGCCATTCAGCGGGGCAAAGGGTGCGGTGACCATTTCTGTCTTGCTGGAACCCTCTTCCCAAACCTCTTGCGTATAAACGCCGGCGGCATCCAGCCGTAGCACCCGGTATTGGACAATCTGCTCGATGCCAAACCCGTCGTCGGTGTCGACGTCCACCGTCTCGCGCAGCACGACCAGGCTCAGCAGGTGCTGGCCGCCGACTTGGCGAGTCTTCCAGTTGATGATGGCCTCGGCCGGGTAGCTGGCAATGTTCGCTCGGGCACGACCGGATTGTTCGTCCGCCTTGCTCACGGTGCCCGCCTTGACAGCGGCGTAATCCACCAACAGCCCGTGCCGGCCGACTTCGAGCAAATGCCCTGTGACCGACTGCGACTGCTGATAGATGCTTACTCCTTGGCCATCGACGTCCTTGGCCACGTAGTCGAGAGCGCCGGGAACAGTCAGCGTGGGCCAGGTGCGGAACGCCGCCCCTACAAGGCTATGCTTCGTCCGGCCGGTGGCGTTGTAGAACACCGCGCGCTTCTTGTAATCCTCATAGCGAGCCTTGTTGTCTGCGCTCACGTCAGTGGAGTTGGGCCGCGGCAAGTACAGGTCGCCAGCCGCCTTGATGGTTTCCGAGCCTTTGCAGACGTCGCGCACCAGGCGCCAGCGGTTTTTCGCCGCGACATACTCGGGGCGGGTGAAAGTGACGTCTGCCATTAGCGTGCGAATCCCATTTTGATGGAGGTAACCGGTTTGATGATCGGATAGTCCCGATGGATGAAGTAGCCGCCCGCGTCGTTCGCGTGGTCTACGCCGGATTTCTTGTCGGGCTCGCCATTTGGAGCCCACACTTGCTGCTCAATGCCGTCTGCGTAAGTGGGGCAGCGCAAAGGGTTGATCAGGTATCGGCGTTCGCCACTGGCATTGCAGAACATCGCGTTCATAGCGTTGATGCGGTCCTTCACCGGCGGATTGGCGTCTGGAGCGATCACAACGAAGCCTGCCTGGCGCAGGATTGCTATATCGGTCTCGCTGGCATTTACCGACTTGCGGGAGCCGCCCGAGGCGTCTGGGTAGATCCGGATCTCGCAGGTTTTCTCGAAGTCCTTGCCGTTGTGCCGCCAGTAGCGCTCCTTGATGCGCCGGATCATGTCCGGGGTGTCGAAGCCATCAATCAGCTCATCCACCGCTCGCGGCATGCCATCGGCGCGCTTAACGTGCGTGATCGCCGCCATCTTGCCGACGTTGAAGTCCATGCCGATATACAGCGGCTCGCCCGGCTCTACGGTGTCGAAACAAGCGTTCAGCTTCCTGTCGTAGGCGTGATAGATCGACCCGGCATTCAGGTTGACGAACTGGCCGTTCAGATAAGCCAGGATCAGCTGCGGCGGGTACGACTCCATCAGTGAT